GCGATAACCTTGAGCTTCGGCAGCTCCAAGCGGAGTGAATTGTCCAGACGGCTGAAGTCTTCCACCTTCAAAAGGGGCAAGCATTCCAGTCGGCTCTGCCATTTGGCCCATAGTGCCGACAAACTGCTGCGCCACCCCAACATTCTTCGCATCCTGAACCGCTTGTTCGAGCTGTTGAGGAGAACCAACCTGAGCTTGAACCTGAGCAGGAGTTAGCGCGGAGACTTGGCCAGCTTCCTCACGCCGACGCATCTCAGCGATGGTGGCTGGACCTTGAGATGGCTTAGGTTGGGCGGAGATTCCCTGCGCCGCTTCGTAATCGGAAATGGCTTTGTAGTCCGCTTCTGTAGGAGGATTCGGATTCGACCAGTTGTATTCCAGACCAGATGGAGATGTGATTTTTCCCATAATTACGGGGTGTAAATGAATCCAGAAGAAACGTTAGTCGAACCTGTAAACGGAGTTACACCAGCAGGAAGTGACGGAGCGGTTCCGGCTGATCCAGCGGGAGGCGATTGACGCTGCTGGCCAAATGGGGTTAGGGGCAGCTTGTAACGGGTGACAAGTTCGTTGGCCAACTTCACCTGCTCTGGAGAGATTTTGCGCTTCGTCTTAAGGTCATCAATCGTACTCCACAGGTTTTCAGCGGCAAATTTAGCAAAGTTGTTAATGTCGTTGACAAAGTTTTTGCTCCTGATGTCACCGATTGCCGCTTTCAACCGAACCTGTTCAGGCACTGTAACAGCCTTGCCGGAAGTGGCGAATGCCTCTTCATTGAACACTGTGTTAAATCTTTGAAGAAGCTCGTAAGCGTCTTTTTCTTCGTTAGTTTTTGATTCCTTTAATCTACGAGAAATTTCACCAATTTTACCATCGATAATACCAACGTAATTCTGAATTTTTCCTTTTCCATACGTTTGTTCAAACTTGTTCAATTCATCAACAAGTCTGGCTGAACCCTTTGCAGTATTCTGATCGCCGCTCATCCGACGGGCATCGTCTCCTTCAGGCCACTTCCAATCACTTTGCATCACGGAACCCTTGATTCTCGAAGCGGTACGAGCGTCAGCGGGTCCAAACAACTCTTGCCAATCGTCAACAGCATCATTTGCAATGGTCATTTTCATGCTGTCAGAAGGATTGATGCGCCCTGCTCGACGAGCCTCAACATTGGCGCGAGCAGTCTTGATTCGTTGCTCAAGGGGAATATTTTTGTCCAACTGATAAACCTCTTCGGACATTTCTGTTCCGAGGTCTTTAATAGTTTTTGCCTCATTCATCCGCTGCCTAATTGCGGGGGCGTTTTTCTGATAAACCTCTTCGTTAACCTCTCCGGTCTGAGGATTAAAAACATCGATACCCTGATTCTGCATCTCTGTTATGATGTCAGACCTAGTCTTTTCAAACTGTTCACGAGCTTTGATGATTTTTGCTCGCGGAGAGTACTGCTGAAGACCTTGGTACGCTTGAATTGCCTGTTGGTTGAACACCTTTGACCTAAAGCGCGGCAGAGCAGGCATTGGAGCCTTCAACTCAGGATCATTGAAGTAAGTTCCAATGTCCTCGTTGAACTTCTGAAAGATATCATACTCAGCAGCCTGAGCTTCTTGTTCTGCCAGCGCATCAGCATACGCCTTCGACTGAATCTTGTTCTGAAGATCCGCCTGACGCTGGCGCATGATCTGGTCAGCCGTCTGCATCTGGAACTGCTCCATCATCCGCTTTTGCGTCTGCGCGCGGTCGTAGAGGCTTGCGCCTAGCTGAAATGCTTGAAGGGTTTCGTCGGCCATAAAATCAACCTACTTCGGGGATTATTCCGGTGATGCTCATGTCGGAGCCGGTTCCCATTCCAGCTCCGCGATATTCAGATCCTGCCGGAGGTGCTGAGTAGAGATTTGTCGGCATCTGCGCCATCAACCCACGCTGGGTGTACGCGCCACCAGCGAATCCGCCAGCCTGAGAAATCGCGCTTCCGATAGCGGCCATCGTAGGATCAGGCATCGCAGCCACCTGAGCGGCTTGCAGGTTGCGATTGTACATCGCTTGCTGCTGCTGCTGCATCACTCCAACGCGCTGGGCAGGCGTGATGAACATGCTGCTCACCGAGAACGGCTGAACCATTCCCATCGTTCGCTGCTGCTGGATGAAGTTCTGAGCTTGGGCAAGACCCTGATTCTGGAGCTGTAACGAAGTCAGCCCCAAGTCGCGCGCGGTCAAAGCTCGACCAAATCCAGATGCTCCACCGAATCCACCGGCAAGAGCGCGTCCAGCGGTCGAGCGTTGAACCTGAGCAGCGACATCGGTCGGCAACTCACCCTTCAGCGCAGAGCCAATGTTCTTGCTGGCTTGCTGAACGATCTGATCGTAACCAGGAATCGCTCGGCGAAGCTGCGCCTCAAGCTGAGACTGCTCAGCAGCGGTCGTCTTTTGAGCGAGTTCGGTGGCAGGTTCGAGCGATGCGATGTTCTGCTGAATCGCCTGCCTCTGCTCTTGAGCGAAATCAATCGGCTTCAGCTCGGGAATCTTCGGCTTGCTTCCCTTGCTAAGAAGACCGCCAAGCAGACTCGTTCCACCGATGATTGCCGCACCACCTAGAATAGCTCCCATAAATTAAAATACCTCCTTCACAAGACGGTTGCCGTTCTCAATCGAGAACACCTTTTCAGGTTCGTGACGTTGGATGTTCATGGTAACCAGTCGTGCAGCCTTTTCCTCGGGAAAAGCTCGTTCGTTCTGGAAGCAATGAACCCACACACGCCGCAAAGTATCCACCTTAAAAAGCTCGTTCTCCTCGATTGTCATCACCCCATGGAGTGACGCCCACGCATCCGCGTACTCACGAAGCGCCTGAACCGAAGGAAGGTGAACTTCGTAGCCGAATCGTTCGGTGCATTCTTTGGCTGACGACTCGGGATTCTTTTTGACGTACACCTTAATCGAGTCATCAACGACAGCCTTCGGGAGGTATCCGTAAGTCGAGCAGTCAGCGACGTACTTGTAACGAGTCCGATATTCTTCAATCGACTGCTTCCAATTCGGATCAGTCGCACCCTGCTCATGTAGGCCAAGGCAGTCCGCTTCCAACGAGAAAAGGACCGACATGAATGCCGATCCGAATCGAGGCAAACCGCAAATTTGGAAGAGCTTACCTTTCATTTTTTATGCACAAAGAAGTCCACGCGGCAGTACGCGCAAGGATGAAGATGGCCGACTCAGCACCGGGGATTACACCAAGCTCACTGCAAACGATCGCAGTGTAGAGCGCGGCATTCGGGTGGATGTTTTTGCCAGCTTCTTTCATCCACCCATGAAGCTGCTCAATTCGAGCGTTCGCGTTTGGAAAGTCGGACTTGATCAGCTCGCTAACACGGCTCCATGCCGGATCGATTCGATCATTGAAGAACGAGTTTCCGAAACCTGGAATCTTCATTCCCGCCTCGATGGCCGACTTCAACGCTCGTTCGTCGAATCGTTCGTAAACGAATCGAGCAGGTCCAATCGGGCCGTGTGCATCGCCCAAACTCAGGATTGCCGAGGCGATTCCATTCGTAAGCTGCGCGCTTCCAAAGAAAGCGTTTACAGCAGCGCCGGAACTAGAGTTCTGGTTGTTCCGAGCCGCCATGTCATGCGCGTCAAAAACAGCCTGAAGCAACCCCAACTTTTGAGGAGTCGCATCAGCCAGCGCAAAGTCGATATTGAGGTTTAGAACCATTGTGAAAACCCACCGCCATTCAACCCGACTCCGACCATTCGGATCGTGTGAACAGCGTCGCCCAAATACTGCATCGTCTGCTCCTGCACAGCTTGAACAGCTTTGGCTTCGTAGGCCACTGCTTCCTGAATCAAATCGTTCTCTTCCTTCCGAATCGCCATGACCATCAGCTTGATGGCATCAGGACACGGAGGAATGAGGTAGTCATTCACGCTCGTCGCGTTGATGTGGCGCATCTTCGCCATCACCGTCACCGGCTTGTCTTCCTCGTTGTTGCAACGATCAGCGAGGTAGCTGCGACGATACTGCGGCAGAGTTTCATCAGGGTCGTAAACTGCCAGATCCGTTTCCAGCGCGGTCGTCGCGTTGTACTCGTACAAACGGCTGGCCGTGTTTGTAGCTTCGCGGATGACTCCGGTCAGTTCGGTGAATTTCTTGGTCGATTGAACGTACGGCAGAGCCAGCGTCAGCTTCTCGCCGTCGATCCAGACTCCACCGCTCTGGGTTCGAATCCACTGCCCGTTCTGATCGACGCCCTGCAAGGTGATTGTCTTGCCGACATCCGAAGCGTCGCCAGGGTAGACTCGAAGATAGCTGTTAGTACCGCCAGACATGTCGCGGTAACTAACCACAGTGCCACGGTCAATAAGCTGCTTGCCGACACACACTTGGTTTCCGTTGAGAAGGCCATATCCGGTTTCTTGAAACTCGAACCATTGATTGCGAACGGTTCCGACTCCGCAGCAATCGGCGATAGCTTCAATCGTCTCGATCTGACGCGGCCAAGTGATGCAGCCACCGACAGTGTGGATTGTGAAACGTCCGTAAGCACCAGCCCACAGACCCTTGTGAAGCAGTCGGCGGCAAGCCTGATTGATGTAGTCGTAAACGCGCGCGTCATCGACGCAAACGCCGATAGCCCGAGCAATCGTTGACCTGATATCTTGGACGATCAGCTTCATTTGGTGTAGTAGACTCGGGCGGTTCGCTTGATGAAGTAAACACCGTAGAATGGCGGTAGATTGTTGTGCGGCGCATCACCACCGGACGAAGTGGTCGGCAGCAGGTTGGCCACGCCTTCCGAACGGTTCGTCGCGCTGAACACACTCGTATCAGCCGATCCGCGCTGAGTAAGGTTGATGTACTGGTCGAGAATCTGATGCGTGTGAGACGGCATCTCGGCGGTGACAAGCGTATGTTTGTCCTCACCGGCAACAGCGGTCGAGGTGGTCGTTCCGTTGACGCTGACAACCCCGCTCGCCGCAAACGTGCCAGCGCCAACCGGGAATCGAGCTTCGAAATTCGTATCGATAGCCCACATCGAACCGGCGTAAGGATTGCCAGAGTAAACCGTTCCATCGCCACCATCGTAAGATAGGACATCGGCACTCGTCCCGACAAAGATGCGGCGCTCGCTGCTGTTTGCGGCGACAGGATTCTCCCTCGACCAATACCCACCTTGAAATACCCACCAGTTACCGTTGTTGTCCAACCACGGATAAACCTGATTGTTCAGCGTCGGAGTCGTCGGACCAAAGTTGAAGAACGAGTTTCCGATGGCGCTGTTGAAATTTGCCTGAGTGCCGCTGATGACATCGTTGGCCAACTGCTGGTAGTTGGTCGGGCAATACCCGATGGGCAAACTCGGGGGCGTCAGCGTGATGAGCGTAAGGTTTGGCATGCTGTTTTAAGGGTTAACGGCTTCCGAGGTGTAGGTCAGCGGATTGATATCACAGACATCAAGCGGTGTGCAGGCCGGATACACCGTCCGGCATTCACCAACACTCGGCTCCTGAACATCGTAAGCGTGAACTCGCAAGCTCTTGATCCGGCAATACCCGATGATATTGAGCATCACCTGAACCTCGTAAAGGTTGCGAGCCGGTGTGCTGATCGTCTGATTGCACGGCGCATCCGAAGGCGTCGGAAAACGCATCTTCGGGCGATACTGCGGCTTGAAGTTCGTAATCGGACAAAGATCCAAACACTGCGTCGTCGTCGCGCATTCGGAGAAGTCGATCCACTCGATCCAGCCAGGATACTGATCGGGTCGATAGGTGACGTCGAAGGAAACATCGCCCTCAAGCTGATCGATGAACAAGTCGCCAGAATCGAGGCGCTTCAGACCAAACGGAACCTCGAAGTTGTAGGCACGGCTCTGAACCAGCCATTCGATTTCCTTCTTACCCTCGGCGACGTTGTTGTCGAACTTCTCGCCCTTGGTGATTTCCCAAATTTGAATCGAGTCATCTGATCCGCGAGCGATGCAAAAGCACTGATCGCCGTAGGCGTTCTCGGTCTTAACAATCTGAAGCGCATCAAGTCCGGTCCAGATTCCAGACCACGCAGGCGGAAACTTCTTCCGCATCGACGTAATCAGGTCGAAGTCCAAGACCGCCATCGCCTTGTGAATGACACCCTCGGCATTGTACCGAGGCTGACAGGTCATCAGCAACCGATTGTCGAACACGACCGCAGAACCGGCCCACAGGAGATTCGTCTGATCGTTCTCAATGACGTTGAGCATCTCGCTGCTGATCGGAGTGTTTCCCCAATCGGTGAACGAGCGTCGAGCGATGATGAACGAGCGAACGCCATCGACAGCGCGGTAGAATACATCGCCATTGATGGTGATGGCGGAACGAGCGCCAAGCGCACCGCTCGTAAGCAAGCTGATGGCCTGAATCGGATAGTTCAGGTTCTTCCAAACATCACGATCAACAGGCGCCTGAACCGAGAAGACGTATCGAGGTGTGAAGACTAAAAGCGGACCTTGACCGAGCGATGTGTCAGGATCGCCTGGGACTGCCATCGCCGTGATGCCGCCTGAATCCGACGGAACCGCAAAGTCTCCGCCCTCATTAAGGAAGGTGTTCTCGGTTTCTTTGAGAACACTAGCTCGCGTTCCATCCCCATAAACAATGTCAGTCGCCCTAAAGGAGAATCCATTCGGAAGCGCGTACCAGATGCGGCCATTGACGTAGGCCATGACCTTGCCGCACTTGATTTCGTCATCCGCAGCACGACGCAGATTCGTTCCGTTGAAGATCAGCGGCCTGCTGAATCCATCCTGAATGACGACGAAGTTTTCAGCCTGAACCATCCAGCCATCGAGCAGATTCGACGGATTCTTCAGATCATCTGAAACGCTCAGGTTCTGAGCCTTGTTCTGAGCAACGTCGTAGAACCAGACCTCGCCGCTGATCAGCATCAGGATGAACGTGCGTCCATCGTCGGCAATGTAGGGCAGCGCGCACTGGAACGTGCCGCTTATCGATTGAGGTCCGTAACAGTCTTCCGACCAGCCATCAGCGGTGACGTTCGTCTGATCAGCGGTAACCTGATCGTTGTCAGCCGTGATGGTGACGCACAGGTCGTAATTCTTCTGAACGAAGCCGGGGCGGCATGAGACAAACCCCTGTCGGAAATTGGCGTTGACCGCAAACGCCACCTGATTCTTGTCCACCTCAGACGGCATCACGCCAGCGTCAATGCCACCCTCAAAGGTGACAGTTCCGTCTGTGTACCTCCGTGGTGCGCGTTCGCTCATGGTTTAAGCCTGAATACGCTGGACAGAGAATGAGGAGCCTTGATCGACGTAGAGATTGTGGTTCGTGCTAACCAACACCTCGTAAAAATCGGTTAGAGCTGTCGCCTGATCAATGTAAGTAAGAGATATTGGATGGTATCCACTATTTGTCACGTTGAAAGGGCTTGACACTAAAATATCAGATCCGTTCTTTCTGAGAAAAACAGTCACACTTGCGGTTGTTGATACCGCATCAAGGTTAAAGTATGCGTCTATCCTGTAGTAGCCAATGTACGGAACCGTAAATCGGCCACTTGATGCCGTGAATCCAGAGGCTGAATCTAGCCCAACGTAAGACGCTGTGGTGTAAACGGATGTGCTGTACGGATTGCTTCCTGAAGTTGGGCTGACATTTGGCGCATTTGCCGCTCCAAGACCAGTCACCCTCCGCGTAAACGTGACGTAGCTGAACGGAACAATCGACGGAGCCGACAGTGTGATGTTTCCGGCGCTGTTCGTAACAACAATCGGAGACGTTCCAACAATCTCCTTCTGGAGATAAGTCGAGCCATCGCCAACCGGAATCTTGTTCGCGGGAGCGGTCGTCAGGTTCGTGCCACCCTTGGCAATCGGAACCGTGCCGGTGACATCGGCAATCGGAATCGTGGAAACCGTGGAAACCGCGCCAAATCCGCCCGATCCTTGAGTCTTGAGATAGCCAGCCGACAGCGAATCAAGAGCAGTCTCGTTCGTCAGCGTGGCGTCCGAAGTGCGGCAAATGTACGACGCGCCAACCGGAGCGCCGCCCGATGCACCAGCAGCGCCAGTCGCCCCAATCGCACCGGCCAGAGTGATAAGGGAATTAGTCGGAATCAGGGTGGTAGGAATGGCATTGGCGATTCCAAGAACACCCGCAGCGGGGTTTTGAAGCGTCAGTTGCAGGCCGTCAACCGACAGCACCTGCATGTAGCCAAGACCCTGAATCGAGACGAAGAACTGGCCAGCAACCGATTCCGGTAGAAATTCGGTATTATCAACGAAAACGAGGACACTCGAACCGAGAGCAGGGACAAAAAACGGAGCGGTCGTGTAGGTAAACGAGTCAATTCCGTCCGTTCCATTGGTGCCGTTGGTTCCAGCCGGACCTTGAGGGCCGGGGATATTCACGACAACCGGCTCGGAGTCGCAAGGCTGGCAACAGCCGGATGAAGAAACAAGTTGCGACGGCATATTTTTCCTTTGCCAGACGGTCAAGTCCAGAGTGAACTATTGCAAGGCCAAACTATGGCAGAGCAAGCGTCCGAGCATCCACTGATTCAGCATAAGTACGGGATACGTTCACCCGTCAAGATTCCAGACCTAGAACTGGAACTTTACGCATTCCGAAACCGGCTCCAGCCAAACGAGGGTGGTTTAGGCACTTTCGACCATTTTGTTAACGCCACCAAGATGCTCTGGCCAAAGCTGAGCTGGAATCCGTGGCTAGAAGCTCAGGTCGAAAGCCTCTGCGAGCATGATTATGTCGGCTGGGCTGGATGCGGCGCGTCCGGCAAGACGTTCGGAGCGACTCTTTTCGCTACCGTCTGGTGGTTGGCCAATCCTTCCAAGTCCACCGTCGTCCTAACCTCGACGACCGCGAAGATGATCCGCAAGCGTATGTGGGCCAATCTTCAAGATCTGGTCCGTAAGTCGCGCGGGTTTCCCGGCAACATGGTCGATTCGAAGATGGCCTTGCAGGCTATCAAAGGTGACGACCGACACTCGATATCGGCCATCGCTGTCGCGGAAGGCAATACGGCGAAGGCTGTGGCCAACATCCAGGGTATCCACGCCGAGCGAGTGATGGTCATCATCGACGAAGCGACGGATACGCCCGAAGCGGCTTTCGAGGCTTGCACGAACCTTTCCAAGGGTTGCCGCGAGTTCAAGATGCTGGTCATCGGAAACCCCGCTTCGAAGTACGATCCGCACGGACGTTTCTGCACACCGGCTAAGGGTTGGCGCAGCGTCACGATTGAAGATCAGCATTGGCTGACCGAGCGTGGCATGTGCCGACGGTTCGACGGCATGAAGTCGCCGAACATCAGCGAAGGGCGAACGAAGTATCCATACCTCATAACGCATGATCAGGTGCTGTCAGCCATGCGACATGAGGGCGAACAAAGCCCTACGTTCTGGAAGTACACACGCGGATTCTGGGCGCCGGACGGCATGGTTAAGACGGTGCTGTCCGAATCACTGATCGAGACGCACACACCTACAAGAAAGTTGACGTTCACGACCAATGTCGAGCAGGTGGCTGCTCTCGATCCTGGTTTCGGTGGCGACAGATGTATCCTTCGCTTTGCCAAGGTTGGCACCGCAAATGACAAGCTGAGCATACTCTTTGGCGATATCGTTCAAATCTCGCCGAATGCTGCGCTGACCGAGCCGGTTCACTACCAGATTGCCAATCGAGTCAAAGAGGAGTGCCGAAACCGGAATGTTCCGCCCGACAAGTTCGCACTCGATTCAAGCGGTGAGGGCGGCGGTTTGGCCGACATTCTGACCCGCGAATGGGGCGTCGTTCATCGCGTCGAGTTCGGCGGCTCACCGTCAACCATTCCGGTCAGCGACGAGGATAGTCGGCCATGCAATGAGGCATACGACCGCAAGGTGACGGAACTTTGGTTCTCGATGCGAAAATGGGTCATCGAGGAGCGCATTGGCGGGGCGGACATCGAGACGTTGCAAGAGTTCTGCTCGCGCATGTTCGATGATTCGAAGCGGAAGATATCGGTCGAATCCAAGACCGTGATGAAGCAGCGCACCGGAAAATCGCCTGACTTGGCCGACGCTGCTGTAGTCTTGCTTGATCTAGTCCGCAAAACCGCTGTCCTCGAACCGCGAGCAACCAAGATGGATAAAGTTTGGGAAAAGCTCGTTCGAGACGCTGATTCAATCTATTACGACGACTTATGAGCAAAGTCACCGGATACAAAGTCCTGAACGAACACATGGTCATCCCCGGCGGATGGCATTACCGCGTCCCCGAGACTGGCATCGAAATCATGGGCGGCTCATGGCCGCAGCTCCATGAGTTCGTTCGCAACCATTACACGGCCAACGCGATACCTATCCCGTCCAATCTCGACACGTTAATCACCGAGTATGCGTGTCGTAACGGTGCAGATTGCGCGTTCAACGAGGTAGAAATTCCAAAGCCTGAAGGCCGTAAATCGCTCCAGATTGGCGATGTTATCCGCTTCAGCATGAGCCTTCTTCATGGACTGACCGTTGGCGGAGGCAAAGTCGATCAGGCTGAAGCCACGCGCAGGGCGTCGATCTGCTCAACCTGCATGTACAACCGCAAACCGCTCGGATGCACCGGATGCAATGCTCGGGTGCTGAAAGAAGCGGTAAAAACTTTTTCTCAGCATGGCAGCACACCCCTAGACGAAAGCCTGCAAAGCTGCGAATTTTGCGGTTGCTTTATCAGGAGCATGGTGTGGTTTCCCATTGAAACGCTCCATAAATTTACAGACGCTACAGAGAACAAAAACCTTCCGGCTCACTGCTGGAAAAAACGACCATGTACGGATCAATAGCCCAACTGCCGCTTGAAACCCTCAACGAAGACGGTAAAGCGCCAGAGACGCGCATAGCCGACGCGGCATCGGCCCGTGAAATCTTCCAGAAGCTCATCATGGCCGACGAGCTTCGTAACAATACTCGGGCTAAGCTGCGCGGTCTGGTTGATGGCAATCCTCCGTACAATCCGTCTGAACTGCGCCGTAACAATCAGGCGTTCCGAACCAATGTGAACTTCCGCGAGTCGGAAGCGTTCCTCACGTTGGCCATGTCTGCCTTCTACGATGTCTTCGCCGAGGTTCCGACCTACGCGAATGTCCGTACCGCTTACGGAAACGACATGGATAAGCGGGAGGAATGGTCGAAGATCATCACCGAGGAGTTCGACCGTCTTCAGAAGCTCGACAAGGATTTCGATTACATCGTCCAGCTCTCTCAGCGCGAGATGGTTCTCATTGGCGATGGTCCGCTGATCTTCGAAGACAATACCAACTGGCGCTGCAAGGCCATCATGGCGACGGATCTTCTCGTCCCCGATGGCACCAAGTCGAATGTCAGCGATTGGAAGGTGGCCTGCGTCCGCACCCGCATGGGCGTCGATGACCTGTTCGAAAAGATTCAGGATGAGGAGGCTGCTCGCGCCGCTGGCTGGAATGTCGATTACGTCCGCGAGCGTATCCGCGCGGCGATGCCCGAGCCGTATCGATCCGGTGTTCAGTACGACTGGGAGTTCTTCCAACGCCAGCTTCGCTCGAACGACATCACCTTCTCGGCTCGTTCCGAGGTGGTGCTGATGTGCCACGTTTTCTACAAGGAATTCGATGGTCAGATCAGCCACGCCATCATCGATGAGCGTGACAGCCAGGACTTCATGTATCGCAAGCTCCGCCGCTTCAAGAAGTGGGAGCAGGTGATTCATCCGATGTACTACGACCGTGGTGACGGCGAGCATCACGGCGTCAAAGGCTTGGGAATCAAGATGCTTCAGGCGATGGAGCTGAAGAATCGTCTGCGCTGCTCGATGGTTGATAGCGCGTTCGCTCGCACCCAGATCCTGTTCCGTCCGCTCAACCCCAATGCGCTCAGCAAGACGAGCGTCGTTCAGCAAGGACCGTATGCGATACTTCCGCCCGACTACGAGGTCATCCAGCAAAACATTGCTGGCGTTCTGGACGCTCCTATGGCGGTCAACGCGGACCTTGAAAATGTTCTTCAAGGCAATCTCTCTCAGTACCGCCAATCGCTCAACAAGCCGTCCGGCAATCCCCGTACTGCCACCGAAGTCCAAGCCATCGTGGCGCAGCAGTCAGCAATCGGTAAGACGCAGTTGAGCCGGTATTACGCGCAGCTCGATTCTTTCTTTGAGGAACGGTTTCGCCGTGCTTCGAATCCGAATCTGAATCCGATTACCCGCTCGGATAAGGACGCGATTGAGTTCCAGCGTCGATGCAAAGAGCGTGGCGTTCCGGTTCAGGCCATGCTCGACATCGATTACGTCGAAGCGACTCGTACTGTTGGCCAAGGTTCTCAGTTCGCTAAGCAGCAGCTTCTTGGCTCGCTCCTCGGCCTGCTTGGTTCTCTCCCCGAGGGTGGCAAGGTTAACCTCTTGCAGGACTACATCGCCGCTCAGGTTGGCCAGCAGATGGTTGATCGGTATCTGCCGAGTCAGTTGCAGACTTCGAAGGTTCAGGATCAGACCGCTCTGGCTGTCCTCGAACATTCCTCGCTGCGCCAGGGCAACATGGCGGTCGTCACCGATACGCAGAATCACATCGTTCACATCGACACGCATCTGGCGGCTGCGAACGAAGCTGCCGCATCGCTGCAACAAGGCGGCAATCCGCAAGAGATTGTCCTCTTCCTTCAGGGCATCGGTCAGCACGTTCAGGATCATCTGCAACGCCTGTCCACTGATCCGACGCGGCGTCCGCAGGTCGAGGCTTACACGCAGCAGCTCCAAATGCTTAGTCAGACCATCGAACAGCTTGGACAGTTGATTCAGGAGCAAGCTCAAGCGATGGCGCAGCAACAGCAGGCGATGGCGATTCAGCAGGGTGTCGATCCGAAGACCGCTGTTCTTAACGCGGAAGTTCAATCGAAAATCGCTCGCCAGAACGCCGAGACTATGGCCAACATTCAGCGTCAGAACACGAAGGCGATGGCCGACTTGGCTCGCCGGAATGCGAAGACGACAGCGGACATTCAACGAGCGAACGCAACTGCTGAGTCGAACTTGGCGCGTCAGGGATGAAAAACATACACTTCGTACACGGTCTTCACGACGACGGATTCAACATCTGCGAGCGAATCGCAATCGCTTCGGCGTGGATGAACAATCCAGACTGGAGCGTTTTCCTGTGGTGTCCGAATGAGCCGGTCGGCGAGCAATGGGAGAAGCTGAAGGCGAAGGTTCCGGTTCGGGTGATGCCGATTGGAAACCCGAAGACATGGAACGGCAAAAATGTCCCGCAGCATCAACATCGAGCCGACCTTATTCGCCATACCATCTTGTATGCGATGGGTGGCGTTTATGCGGACACCGATACAATCACGGTTGCTCCGTTTCCTGAAGATTGGCTGAACCACGACACGGTGATTGGCCGTGAGTTCTGCGGCAACGAGCCAACGATTGGGCTTTGCAACGCTGTGATGTTCTCGCAGATGCACAGCCGATTCCAATGGAAGTGGCTTCAGAAATGGCAGGAGTTTGACGGCAGCGGATGGAACGAGATTTCGGTTCAATATCCGCTGAAGATCCACAACGAAAACCCCGGCTTAGCCAAGTCGGTTGACTTCGAAATGCTTGGGTTTATCCACTGCGGCTCTTACAAATACTGGGAGGGAATCCACTCGCTCGACGGATGTGTCATCGCCCACCTGTGGCGCACCTATCACGATCAGAAGATGCGCGCGCTTACCGAGAATGAAATTTTGAAACGCGAAAACACCTACTGCCTGCATGCTTCAAAATATCTTTGATCGAATCTACCTGACTGACGAATGGAACGGTGGTTCCGGTCCTGGTTCGCATCCGTCCAACACCGCAAAATACGTCAAGTTCCTCAATTCGTTCATTCGAGAGAACTCGATCAAGTCGATTCTGGATATCGGTTGCGGAGATTGGCAGTTGATGTCGATGGTTGACCTGTCTGGAGTTCGATACAAGGGCATCGATATCAGCCCAGTTGCCACATCTCTTGCGAGGTCAAAAGCTCCGGCAAAAGCTGACATCAGCAACGAAAACATTGAGAACATCATCGAGTCCTTTGACTTGGTTCACATCAAGGATGTTCTCCAGCATCTGGAGTTTTCTGAGTGCCGAAGAATCCTTGAAATCATCTCGTCCCGACACAAGTCGGCGCTTGTTGTGAACGAGCATCCTCCAGCATCGAACGACATCAAGAACGGTCAGTACAGGCCGCTGAGCATCGTTGCTGAACCTTTGTGTTGGCCACGGGCAACGGTCATCAAGGTTTTCACGAATCCGCTGTTCAGAAAATCAGTCACCTACATTCACCCAAAATGACAACGCATGACGCGCTTAAAAACTTCGTCTCCGAACAGTTCCCGAAAATGGGCGGCTGGTGCGATCCAGAAAAGGGATTCGAGATTGGAAAACTTGTCATCGACAACAAGCCACAACGAATCGCCGAAGTCGGTGTCTTCGAAGGCAAGTCAACGCTCGCGCTGGCCTACGCCTGCAAGCTGAACGGTAACGGAACCGTCTATGCCATCGACTCTTGGAAGAAAGAGGACTGCATCGACGACGAGGTGAGCGGCAATCAGGAATGGTGGTCCAAGCTCGACCTCGATGGTCATTACGAGGCCTTCGTTGGACACACCGTCCGCGCGCAGGTTGTCCGTCACATTCAGTTCTGCCGCATGTCGAGCTGGGATGCTTCACGCTCTCTGCCCGACATGGATATGGTTCACATCGATGCCAACCACGCCGAATGGCCTTCTACGAGCGATGTCGTCAACTGGCTTCCGAAGCTCAAGGTTGGCGGCTATTTGATCATGGACGATGTGAACTGGGAATCCACGCAAACGGCCATCCGATTCGCGGAGAAATACTGTACGCTGGTTCAGCGGTACGACCTAAAGGAAAGCGTGTTTTCGATCTACCAGAAGACTAAAAAATGATTCCAATCGTCATCACCCAGCGCGGATCTAAGCGGATTAAATTTGTCACCGAGAGCCTCAAGAAAGCTGGAATTGAAGACTATCGGTTCTTCCATGGATTGAACGGTGAAAAATCTGGGCTTAAGGCAACAATTCCGTACATCGAGGATAACAGACTAGATCCATACTACATTTGCTCAAAGCATGTCGGATGCACGATGTCACACATCATGCTCTGGTCCGCGCTTGAGATGACGAGGGGGGATGACTACTGGCTGGTTCTTGAGGACGATGTTGTTTTCAGAGATGGATGGCGAGCTGCTGTCGATCTTGCGCTGAAAGAAGTTCCAGAAAATTGGGACATGATCTTTGTCGGTTCATGTTGTTCCGTCGGGCGTGTTGAAGAGCAGGTTGGCCACAACCTGTATCGATGCCATCCGCTCTGCACTCACGCTTACATTGTCCGCAGGAAAGCGTTGAAACCGCTGCTGGAAACAACCGCCGAAATTTCTGCCCACATTGATTTGCTTATCTACTTCAAAACGAGGCATCTTTTGAACTCTTACTCCATCCTTCCAAGGGTGGCCGATCAGTTCGAAACCGAGATTCCAGATTGAGGAGCGCATAAAAATGAGAGACATCATCCGAGATATCAGCCTCAAGGCTCTTAAACGCTTCGCCAATGGCGGCGATAGTCATGCCGATCTTCTCATGCAGATAGAAGACCTCCGCAAGACGCTGGAGATTCGCACCAAGGAGCATGAGGAGCATCTCACCGAGGTCCGCGAGGAGCGCGATCATTGGCTTTCACTGTACGATGAAGTCAAATTTGCAGCCGAGTTTCTAATGAGCTACGCCAAAAATGATGTTCCCAAGCTGGCCGAACAGAGCGATTGGGAGGTTGGAAAAATCGTTCTCCCGGCTGAAACCGGAACGTACTACTTCAATCCGGCAATCATGCAGGAGGCAGATGGAAGAATCATGCTTTTTGCCCGTCGCTGCCGGAACAAGCGCGAGAAGGACGAGGATGTTTACACCGAGAAGAACGACATCGTTGCCTTCGAGCTGAGTAAAGATTTACGAGCCACAAAAAAGTCGATCCTCCAGCTCACGGCCAGCTACCCGAACGAGCAGTTCGAAGATCCGCGTGTCGTGAAGTTCGGCGACAAATACGGCGTGAGCTGCTGCACGTTCGTTCCGTTCAAGAGCTACGCGCATCAGGCGATGTTCCTGCTTGATAAGCAGTTCCTGAACGTGGGCCGGTTCGATCCGATCTACGGCAACAACTACGCGCAGGCCATGATCAACGATGGCCATGAGAAGAACTGGCTCTACTTCGTCCACGACAACGCGCCACACATGGTGTATTCGGCCAATCCCCATGTCGTTGTACGCCTTAATGGGCGTTTAGAGAAGGATGCCGAGTACGTCACCGACGAGTTCAATCCGCTCTGGAAATTTGGCGAGGTTCGCGGCGGAACAAATCCGATCCTCTGCGACGGCCTGTACTGGACCTTCTTCCACAGCTCGCTGCCATGGATCAACAATAAACGCCGGTATTACATGGGAGCATACGCCTTTGAAGCCAAGGCTCCGTTCCGCATTGTCCGCATGACGACGTTGCCGCTTCTCACCGGCACGAATCAACAGGACTGGTGGCCGGGATTGCCAGCGGTCGTGTTCCCGTGCGGTGCTTTCTTCGACAGCGCGAAGAACAATTTCGTCATCTCGTACGGCATCAACGATGTCGATTGCGGCTACATGAAGCTGCCGCTGGCCGACCTGCTTGAGGTGACGAAGGTCATTCGACCGAAGCGCGATGTAGTCAACAAGGAGAACCCGCCGACCCTGGTGGACGTTCTCGATCCGATTCCCGAGCGGCACAAACTGAAACGAAACAAGAAGTCTAAATACAATGAACTGGCTAAGAGGCTTGACGAAAAACCCGAGCAAACAGACGAAGCAGGATCTGCTGAATCTGCCTGAAGTAAACCTGAGCGATTGGCAGAACGATGGCCAACAGGCTGAGCTTGCTGCGATTATGAGGAATCCGATCCTTCGGATGGCGATTCGAATCGTGTCGGAGTCGATTCCGGTGCCGATGCCGTCTCATGGCAGCAAGGAATCGGACATTATTTTCGCTGCCGGTGTAACCGCTGGCTACGCGCATTGTCTTGAAAACCTTCGTAAATTGGCCGTAATTGAAACAGCGAAAGAACCTGAAGCGACTTTTGAGAAATCGTACTAATCTCTAAAAATATGGAAGAACCCCTGAATTCACCTCTCGTCAATAGCCAGTCTCCCGACTTTGGCAGCTCGTTCATCGACGCCTTCAAAGCCAGCGGAATCGATGATGCTGCGTCGGCCAATGAAGCCGCAAACACTGCGACTCAGGTTACCGAGCAGCCGAAAAAGCAGCAGAAGACCGACGATACATCTCCAAAGCTCAGTAAAGCTGAGAAGGACATCGAGCGGATGTTCGGTAGCAGCAAAAAGACGGCTGAACCCGCCGCCGCTCCTGCTGCCGACGACGCGGATATCCCCGAGACGATCAAGTCTACGAAAGCCGCTGATGCTTTCCGCAAGATCAAGGAGGAGAAGGCGCAGCTTGCCAAGCAACTGGACGAGCTGAAGGCTGGCAAGTCTACCAACCCCGACTTCGAATCGCAGCTCAAGGCGTTGCAGGAAGAGCGTGATGCGCTTTCCGAGCGTGTCCGATTGCTGGACATCGAGCGTCATCCCGACTTCATCAAGAAGTACGAGGGCAAGATCAGCGGCGTGTTCGATTCGGTGAAGAACCTTGTGGGAACCGATGGCGAACGCCTTGTTTCGCTGCTCAAGTCGCCTGAGAGCGACTATCGCAACTCGCAGATCGACGACATCGTTGAAGGTCTTTCGCCGTCCAAGAAGGCCAAACTCGGCGCTCTCATCGTCAAGTACGACGAAATCAATGGCGAGCGCGCGTCCGAATTGTCCGAGGCTAAGGCCGATTACGATGCGGTCATCTCCAAGTACCAGCAGGACAACGAGGAGGGAACAAAGGCTGCACTGGAGTCGGCCACGAAGACTTGGCAGAAGGTTTCAAGCGACGCTCGCTCGCTCGAAATCTTTGAACCGCGTGAGAACGATGAGGAGTGGAACAGCGAACTCAACCAGCGCCTGAGTCTTGCTCAGCAAATCTTCAACGGTGAGAACAGCGAAGAGGATCTGGCAAAGGCCGCTCTGTGGGCCGCTGCCGCTCCCAAGTACCGCGAACTGCTCTATGCTCAGGTCGAGGTGAACAAGCGTCTCCAGGCTGAATTATCCAAGTATCGAGGAAGCGAACCTGGAGTCAGCTCACGCGCGACGACCGGCGGTTCCAGGCCTGCCAGCACAAACGCTGCGAAGAGCGAAGACTTCGTTGCCAGCGTGATGAAGTCGTTAGGACGCTAAAACAATTATCCCCCGATGGTTTTCATTACCACCGGGGGATTTTCGTTTGAATCATTTACGATACGGTCCGCTTCCGCTTGGAACCGGCTGCGGCTTCGGCTTAACCGGCGGCCTGGGTGGCGGCGACTGCTTGTAAGGTCCGCTACCGGATGATCGGACAGCGGGAGAACCTTTGTATGGTGCGTTGTAGCTCATTCCTTTGGAAGCGCATACCAGCCTTCATGGATGGTAATGCGGTTCTTACTACGCACCGTTTTGCCGCTGGCGTCAACGACCCAAACCTTAGCCTTAACGTCCTCAGCGAGGCGCACAGGCTCACCGTGGGGGACGTAAATCACCCGGCTCGCGCAGCTCACGCTCATGCTCGCGCACACGATCAAGAAGACCGCGCTTAAGATCGGGTTGCTTCTTCGCATCTTCGCTCGTCGTGTCCTGCTTCGTCAGCGAATGAAGCCAGATGACCAGCTTCATCACGAAGTCGGCCAGGAAGTTCATTCCGTCTGTTTGGCGGGTGCGGCAGCGGCTGATTGCTTGTTCTTCCAGATCGACCAGACAGCGCCGATCAGAGTGACAGTCGCGCCAGCAATCTCGGCAACCTGATCAGCACTGGCCAACCCCTTGGCAACGAGGAAACCGCCGAGCGCACTAAGACCGTGGCGGAGAAGAGAGGAAATGTTCGGGTTCATTTGTCGTTTTTGAGTTTGCGATAGAGTTCGACTGCCTTCACGGCGCATGTAAGAAGCGCGGCAAAAGCGCCGAGCGCGAGAGATGCCGTCTTGAGATTCGGATCGGAGAACATGGCGTTCCCCATTATGCCGATGACCGGACCACCGACGCCGATTGAGATATCTCGAATGAAAGCGTGGTGGTCCGTCATCGTGCTTGGTTAGTTAGCGTCCGCCTGTGACTGCTTGGCAGCTTCCAAAATCAGTTCGGCCAGAGGAACGCCGACCTTCGCATTCTGGAAGCCGCCAGCCTTGATGGCGATGTCGATGAGTTGCAGGAGGTTGTTCGCTTGTTCGGTGGTGAGTTCGATTTTAATCATGCCGCCGGAGCATCGGAGACGCTCGAATCATTGGCAACCAAAACCGGCTCAACCTGAGGCAACATCGGAGGCACGATCATCTCGGGCTGGGGCGGAGGAACAGGAGGCAACCACGGCAGCGGCGGAGCGATGACCGGAGGGTTGATCTGGTTCTCGATTTGCGCGGTGACGTTCGCTTCAATCGCGCTCTGATCGACGCCGTTGGCATAGCACCATCCCAAGACTTGAGCTTCGGTCAGATCAGGATACGGAGTGAAGGCCTCCGTAGGAGGCGCGAACGACGCGCTGCCGTAGCAGGTGCCGCTGTACTGATCCTGCGAGCCGTTGCAACGCCAGTCGGCGGTGATGACGACATCGGTGTGAGTGCCTTCTACGGGTTTGCAGAGAAGGCGTTCGATGATCCAAGAGAGGGTAATCATGGCTTACTTAGCTTCGAGAGTTTGAACACGGGCGGTGAGTTCCTGAATAGCTTTCACCAGCACAGGGATAAGATCTTGTCGAACGGACTTGTAAGGAGCTTCGCCTTCGGGGGCGTTGTCCTTCCACTCGTCGATGAGGTTCGGGAACACCTGCTCAAACTCTTGAGCGATGAAACCTCTGTCTCCTTTGATGTCCTTACCTTTACCGGCTTTCCAATCGAACTTGCGCGGCTTCAAAGCGAGAATCGCACCGAGGCCAACGTCGATGTCTTCCACGTTCTCCTTAAATCGAGCATCGGAGATGGCAGAGATGGTCGTGTTAGTAGCGTAGACAGTGCCTCCCAATCCAACGTAAAAGCGATAGGCAGAGGCAGCCGTTGAATAAACGTGATAAGTTGTTGCAGCATTGCTGGAAGAGCTTTGTGTCGAAAATACTTCGCCATTACCTTTAACTTCGTTTCCAACTGTTCCAAATCCAGCAGCCGTCTTCCCCACCAACAACTCGCCACCCGCCGTGAGCGTCATCGCTGGGGTCCAAGTGATGGCACCGTTAGCCGTTCCGGTGGAAGCCGTATTGTACCATGTGTGAACACCAGCTCCACCTATTGAATACCGAGAGGCTCTGTCTCCAGTGTATTTGAACTCCCAACGCTGATCGGTCTGATCGTAATAAGCGTTCCACAAAAAGTCGATTTCACCCGAACCAGCACCAGTAGAAGCGAGGCCGCAGGAATACTGCATATCCAACGCCCTCCAGATCGTAGTCGAAGTAGCCCACGCACTCGGCGTAACCCCCACGCCGACGTTGCCGGAGGTGTCTACCAGAAAACGTGTCGCTGATCCGGTATTATCGTAAACGCTAAAAGCCCCAGTGCTATCGGTTATTAAATACCAATCTCTGGTGGTATTTCTCAACCTGAAGCCGACGTTGCTGGCAGCACCGCTTTGACATTGAACATAAACATTCCCGCTTCCATAAGCATGAATCTTGTCGCCGGGAGCAACCCCCACGCCCAGCCCCGTTGAGTTCAGGCGCATGGCTTCGGAATCATTGATTCCAAAAACAATCGGAGCAGCAGATCCGCCGGTGTTGAGGACCATTCCGTTTACCTGACCGCTTCTAAGAACCAGCGCACCAGTCGTGTACGGAAACGATCCGCTGTAACCAGAACCCATTGAAAGAATCTGGTTGCCAGCAGTTCCTCCAGTGAAATCAATGCTGTTGTAAGCACTTGATCCAGTGCTTGGATTATTGATGAAAATACGATTCTGACCGTTCGTATTCGTGTATGCCTCAATCAATGCTCCCGGACTCGCCGTCCCAATACCCACCCGATTGTTCGTCGAATCAACCTTCAGCGTCGAGGTATCCACCGTCAGATCGCCGGTGATGGTGGCGGAGCCAGGAACAACGATGTTGTTGCCGCTCGGGCCGACAGCCGTGTACAGCTCGCTGAAGTTGCTGTTCGTGTACTGGAAAGCCGTACGCAGCGGCGTTCCCGTCCCGTCATTGGGAGACGTTCCGACATTGATGGTTTGCTGTGCCATATCGAATTAAATGATTTGGTTTCGGGTTACAGAAATTCGGTCATGTCCGCCGTGATGATCGTCGTATCTACGGTAATCACCGTGTTGTCCGCCGTGATGTCAGCCGTTCCGCCAAGAGTCGCAGCTTCCCAGAGTAGGCCAATCTCCAGCAGATTACGCTCGCGCGGACTTTTGCACGAAGCTCCATAAGCCTCGGCAATCAGATTAGCAGCTTCCGCGCAGGAGATTGTAGCCATATCAGATGATGATGAACCAAGCGGTTCCGTTGCTCATAACCGTCACGCCAGCCCACTGAGAACTCAGCGTGTACGACGCAGCGCCGTCAATCGTCTCCGACGCGTAACCGTCAACAACCACGTTGTTCGCACCGGCATTGATCCGCTTGAACACATAGATCCGGCCAGGAACCAGAGCAGCCTGCGGCAACGTAATCGTCACCGCTCCAGCCGTGGAATCGCAGAGCAGAAGATAATCTCCACTCTGAACATTCCCCGTCGCGCTCACGCTACGATACGTTCCGCGCGTCGCGCCACCGCCCTGGAGATATGTCGCAATGCGATTCTCCAGAGCGAGCTTCGCTAGCTCAATCTCCCACGGAGAACGACACCCCAGCGACGCCGCCTCATTGATCAGCGTCTCCGCCTCGTCGCATGTGATGTTTGGCATATCGATTTACAATTTAAGCCATCGGACCAGCGCCACGGCGCATCACCTCGGCGATGAATCCGCCGCCGCCGCCACCCTCCTCAACCATCTCCCCCTCCTCCTCCTCGTACTCCTCACCACCGCCACGCTCGGCCATCTTCTTACCCTTCGACTTCTTCTCGTAGCCAGGAATCGCCATGCCATCAATCTCGATGACTTCAGCCTTTCCGTTCTTGCCAAGAACGATGGTTGCCATCGTCTGGAAAGCCTCGCCTTCCTTCAAGTTCTCGGGGATTTCGACGCCTTTGGGAATGGTAAATACCGGCATGAAGCGAGCATCACTTCGTGGTTGTTGGTGTCAAGGCTAATGCGAAAAACCCCCCACCAGCCTTTCGAGCCGATGAGGGGCCACCACCGTGATGGTGGTGTTAGTAGACAACCAACCTACGAGTCAATCCGGCGGCGACGATAGCGGAAAAGAAAAAACCCGCAAGCCTTTCGACCTGCGGGTCTGTGAATTACTAGCTCGAATTACGAGCAAATGATCTGGGTCAACGCGCCGGTGCATCGGCGGAAGATGATGGTCATGCCCTGGTTAGTGAAAACGGGTTCAGACGCATGAATGAACTCAGCGTAGTGCTGACCCTTCTTCTCCAGCGGATCGGCGCAATCCACATCGAGCTTGTAGGCACCAGTCACCCACTGCCACTCGCCCATGTAGTTGGTCGGCATCCAGCTCAAGTCGCCAACCCGATTCACGGGGCGGACGATGTGAGACTTGAACACATACGGGGTGACGATGAACGCAGCCTCGAACGGAGCAGTCACCCAGTTCGGGTTGACGCTGAACACCGTACCCTTCGTGCCGCTGGAGCTGGTGAACGGCTGAACCAGCGTGTACTTGCCACCGGCGTAGGTGAAGCGGGGCGGGAACAGATTCGGCACATGCCGGAAGTTCTTAATCACCCGATTCGCGCCAATGCGCTTGAGCAACTCAGCGCCGCTGCCGCTGCCCATATCAGCCTGACGCAGATCCTCACGGAACGCGGGGTTGTTCTGAGCGATGCGCTGCGAAGCCTCCAAGCCGATGTACAGCGGGAAGATCGGGCCGTCGCTGCTGTAGCTGATGAAGCCGGAGCTATCAGGATTCGTCGCGCCGTTACGGATCAACGTGGCGGCGGCGACATCGAGCATCTCCTGAGTCAGCTCGGAGGTGGACTGATTGAGCGCCTGACCAGCCGATCCGGTCTGAATCCAGGGGAACTCATTCACGCCAGACGGAATCGTCTCGACCTGAGTGAAGGACGAGTCGGCCACGGCCTTGATGGCGAACTTGGCGAAGGTGTTCTGATAGCGAGTCTCCCAAGTGCGCTGAGCGCGGATCGAGAGCTTCTCCAAGTACACACGCAGGAACGCCTCGACGCGATGGTCGAAGGTCAGATCGTCCTTACACAGGAGAGGACCTTTGAGAGCGAAACGCTCAGGACTCCAGGTGACGGCATTGTAGCCGACCGGAACGTCGTTGTAGGTGACATCGCAAGCGCCACCGTTCTCGCCACTGGCGAGCGTGATGGCCGACCACTCCTCAGCCGCAGTCGGCTCGATGGAGGTGGTGGTGAACGAGGTCTGGGTCAGACCAGTACCCTGGGGATACTCGCCGCGCTCGATCATGTTGAGCCACATCGAGCGGTACGAGGCGCGTTTGTAAACGTCCTGAGCGAGCGACTCGGTAGCCACCGCAAAGGCGTTGAAGACATTAGGACAAGACATGAGATGAAAAATGTAAACCGACGTTATCTGAGTTGTGGTTGGCCATCCATCCACCACACGGTGGCTGATTATCCAACCGCTTCCGATGCGGAGTGTCATTGCCGCTTAGACGGGGTGCATTTGCTGACCAAGCGAATGCCTTGCTTAAGGTCGTTGCGCCGGATGGAGCAGTAGAAACGCTTATCGCGTCAATTAAAATGTGGCGTCCACAGGGTTGGCCACGAGTTCGCTTTGGATGGCGACGTACGAGCGATAACCCTTGATCGTCTCGATTCGATGCGGGGCGATGATTATCTCCCGCGCTATCATGCCGCGATAGGTGTACGGACCTGGGAAAGTGCCGGTCATCAGAACATAGAAATCAACCGCGCTGGTCTTAACGCTGTCCTTCCGCGCGTCCACCAGTAGCTTTCCATTGTCGTACTTGGTCGTTTTGACATCGATGCGATAGCCTGGAGGCGGAGGGATTGTCGCGTCGTAGAACGGATGCGGGGGTGGACGGTCGGTGTCCAGGTCGGGATAGACATTGAACAGACGGCAAAAAGCAATCTCCCCAGCTATGCCCTCCAAATCCACGGTCAGAGGCGACTGCGCGCTGATTTTGAGATTCGCCACATTGAAATAGCGATTGTTTCCGTTGCGATGACGAGCGACGAAGTGGGCCAGTTTCTGCTCGCAGTAGGTGAGAGTAATAGTTTGACCAATTTCAATTTTATTTATCATGGTCAAAAAGGCGGAAAATTTTTGAGGGGGGTATCGTAAACGAAGCCCACCCGCAAAGGGGGTGCCAGGCCTCCACTCAAAAACTGTGCCATTCCCTAGGAAAAACAATCCTTTTTTACCATTAGCTTATCTAATCCAGTCTATTAGACAGCCAATCGATTACAATGTGTGTTATGTTTACTTGTCAGGCGGTTCACTCACGACTTGTTCCACGTGGAACTTGTCCGGCATCGATCCGAGCAGATTGATTGAAACGCTCGCTGCTTCCCCTTGCTCGGACCAGCCAAACACAAGCGCGGACCGCTTGGCGACGGATCCGAGTATCTGCTCGCGTGTTGACTCATCCTTTATCCCGTCCAACGAATAACCTTCGATGCGTTCGAGCGTACTTGCGGCATCGGCGGCGAGCTTGCTACGGACCAAAACGGACAGACTTTCTAGGGAAACTGTTTCTTTAGAGGAAACAGTGTTTCTCATCTCCTTCCTCACCTTCGGCAATCCTTCC